AGTTCCCTAATAGCTTTGTGTATCTTAGCATCAGGACTGAACTTGTGTACATTAGCTTTACCATGTACACCACCTTCATTAGTTCTGTGGTCTACAAAATGTCTTTCATGGTTTCTATCAGCTTCCTGCATAATCTTTTCTTTGAGTTCATCACTCAATTCTTTAGGCAAACGAAGTCCGTCTGGACTTTCATCTGCCTCTTTAGAATCAACAGGAGTTGTTGGCTTGTAGCTTTCACTAGGCAATCCTTGTTCAGCTAGACCTCTACCACCATAGTATCTCTTAGATAAGTCGCCCATTAGATACTTGTAAGTTCTGTTAACTCTGTATCTCAACTGCTTAGAATTAAGTTTCCATGTTCTAACTACATACCTATCTAACTTTTCAGAGTACTTCCACCTTTGATTTATATGTGTAAAATCTCTAGCGTAAGATGACGCATCATTTACAATACCATTGACTTGGTCAATTAGTTGCCGTATGTATTGTACATCTTGATTTCTTATATCAATAGGAATATCAAATGGTATATTACTTGCAACTATTTTCTCAATGTCCTCTAGTTTTATAAAGTTGTAACGCCACTCTCCATACAAAGCAAACTGTTTAATAAGATTGTATTGGAATTTTTTAACATCTTTATCCTCATACAATTCTCTAATAGCTCTCCATATAGTAAGTTGTACTGCGTGTTCGTTAGGTACAATTCCAAGAGTAGTCCTGTAATACCTGTACTTTCTGTACTCTCTGTAAAACATTACATCAAATTCAGTTAGCTCTTTATTTTCTACAAGTTCTTTACAAGCTTCAGCTTGGTTATCAGTTTCCCACTTAACTTCATAGTCGGAAACTATTTTATCTATACTAGACCAACGCTTCTCGCCACCCATACTATCTAAAACTTCTTTTAGTTTCTTACGGGCATACCTAATACCTACCAACATCTGTGATAAATACAACATAGTTTCATCTTTCTTTTGAAACTTCATGTTGCTCATCATCAACTTCACATAGATACCTGCTTGAACTAACAGTTCTCTATCTGAATTGTTTTCAGTAGCTATCCACTTTGGTATGTTGATATCGTTTTTGTTACTCCGTATTTCAGGTGTATCTGTATAAACAACATTGTAATTTCTTACATCGTTACCAAACAAAGCTATGTTAGGTAGAACAGTAGGAAGTTTACCTACTGCTTTCCTACCTCTAACCTTGAATAAACTACTCGTCTTCTTCATCAGGATACTGTTCTTTCTGAATACCTAAAGCAACAAGTAAAGCAAACTGCTCGTCCTCATCTGGAAACAATACCTTGACTGCTTCCTCATTAGGAACATCACTTTCCATCAACTTCCTTAGCTCTATCCATTTACGAACAGAGAAAGAAGTTCTATCAGCGTCTAGATAAATAGCTCTGAGTTTATTACCTAAGCCTTCTAAAGCATCAGGGTGTACACTATCAACATTAATCTTGACAGGAAACCTATCAGCTAGTGGCTCTGGTAAATCCTCTGGATAACCATTCATTGTTGCAATACATTGAAAGTTCTCCATTGGTTTAACAAACTCACCTTCATCATTGGGCAAGTTGAAACCTGCGAACTCTTTGTCATCAAGCAACGCATGGAGAAATGTCTGCACATCTGCACCTGCGTGGTCTATCTCATTGACTACAAGTCTTGCACCTTCTTTAAAAGCACGAACACCATTACCATCTTTCCAACGAAAACCTCCATCAGAGGTAGCTATGTAATGCCCCATTAACTCAGTAGCCGTGCTATCTGCTGTCAATGTTATGTTGTAAGTACCTTGTCCTTCCTTTAAACCAAGCCTGTTAGCTTGATATGTTTTACCTGTACCAGCTACACCATACAGAAGTATTCTGTCTGATACGCTGATAACAGAGTTGAGTTTTTCCCAACAATCCATTATTCTTCCTCTCTTTCTTTACTAAGCAATTCCTCAAACTTAGAAATAACTTCCTCATTGAGTTTGCTTTTGTCTATATCTTCCCAAGCATTCATCAAAGAATTTCTGTCTAGCTTCTCATCTAGCCATCTTATCTCTGGAATATTTGGGAGTATCTCTATGGCTTCCATAGGTACATCAACAGTTACCTGCGTGTACTCTTTGTCTGCTTTACTACCATCTCTGTTCATTACAATAACCTCAAAGAACAAACGAACATGAGTGTCTGTTACAACACCTGCTCTATGATAGTGAGGCATAGCCATCAACAACACACAGGGAAACCTATCATCAGCTACTACATCTAAGTCGCTGTCCATTGTTTCATCTAAGAAACTAGGCTCAATCTGTCTGTTGTATTCTAAGTCTATTGCTAGACCATTAAGATATTTAAGGATATCTACTGTGATAGCACAGTTCTTTAGTCTTGTACTAAAGTCCTCTATATCTTTCATATCGCCTTCTACTCCACTAGGCATTTTGTTTCCTCCATTTCCTTCTTAATATGTACATCTGATACATATGTATTCCCGACTTGACTTGTGTATAAAGCCAACCCGATATTGTCCACGCACCTACTAGATACACAGGCACTAGTAATAAAAACCACATTGGTATATTACTTATCATCATTCTCCTTCCATTTAGAAATAGCAAATATTGTAGGTGTGTATCTTATGCCGATACCCTTACAAATTCTATCTACCATTTTTATTGCTTGTTCTTTAGTAACATCACTATCAAAATGAAAGTCTACGGCTAGTACATTTTCATCTACTTTGTTACTATTATCTACGAACTCATATACTTCACTCATACCTTTACGCACTCTTTCTTATGACTTTGTTTAATCCAATAGTCAACATCAAGAGTTATGTCTGGGTGTGCAAGTATCTCATCTATATCTACTACGGCTTTATTAACTTCTTGACCACAGCGTTTACATACCATTATTCCTCCTCTTGTAAGTCGTGTTGCATACCAGCAAGAGTAAACATTTCTTTAGTCTGTTCCCATGTTTGACGCATCATTTCTTTCTGTTCATCAGTCATGGTTTCTATATCTAAATCTTTACCAATAATAGGATTATTAGATATACTTTCTAACATACTTTCAAATGTTTCCTCATTAGCTATTTGTTCTGCAAAGTTAACAAACTCTTTGTTACTCAACATCTGTTCAGTAATTGCATGAGTTACATCAGGATTATCAGAGTGCGTTACTAATATCAACGCCATCTTAGATACTTCTTGTAACTTCATTTGCATTAAGTCCAACTCTTTCTTTATCTTGTCTTGTTCTTGTTTAAGATAATTAGTGTTAGACATAACCTGTACAATCATCTCAGCAGTATCATTAAGCATTTTCTTTAGCTCTTTGATAACTTCCTCTGCTGTTTTTCTAGCCATTATTCTTCCTCCGTTTCTACAACCTTCTTAAGAAAGTTCTCTACATCATCACTAAACTTTCCATCTGGTATAACACCAGACACAACATTGTTTAGTATGTGTGGATTACCTATTGATATGACATCAGGTTGTGTTTGATATATGCCCTTTAGCATTATCTCTGTCATACCAGCACCATCATCATCAATCAATTTCTTTAGAACTGCGATGATTTCTTCAGCACCATACTTATCACAAGTTTCTATAATCATGTTTATCAATGATTTTAAACCTGAAGCAATAGCCATGTGTGTATGGTTTTCCCAATACTCAGCCATTGCTATGATTGGATTAGTTGCTACACTATGAGATTTGTTTATCACTACTTCATCATCATCATCATCTGTATGAAGTGTTGATATACCATAAGGAACAAAACCTTTAAACAATTTCTCGTCTATAAGATTTACAAACCCCATTTCCTCAATAGCTTTTATCTGTTCCTCAAACTCTTCTGCACTATCAGAAGTTCCAATTCCCATATCTATCCTCTCTTTGTGTTAGCTTTTCTTACACTCCCATACCCACAGGTGTAACACTTAACCATGTTGAGTACAGTTGATTTAACATTTGCAAGTTGTCCTACGACACTCATCTCGCTTTGTCCACAATTATCACATATCATTAATCTCTCCTTTAATAAGCACAGCAAACCACAAGCTATTGCTAGTCTGTGGTTTATCTGTGCAAGTGAATGTACCTATGTGTTGTAGTTGTATATTGTATAGAACACACATAGGATTTAGCTATATCATAGATAGCTTGTAACACACAAGACATCTAATGATGTTATCATGCAGATAACCACTCAATGATGTTATCAAAGACGGGTTGCATATTATTTCAATGCCACGCATTTAAGTCGTGTAATAACACCCATTGTCCTATGTGCTACAAGCTACCTACTTTCAGTCGTTACAATCAACAGGGCATAGTTAAGTAACTCTTACTAATAGATAGCTTTAAAAATAGCTACCCATATCCTTTGCAGGACTTGTATTGAGTTGTCAATGTGAAAGGAGACACTCTAATAATGGATAGCTATTACTTACTGCATAAAGTACTTGTTGATATTGCATATCGTACATAATAAAGGGGCTACTCTACACAGTAAGTAATAATTACTACTGAGTGTTTTAATTCCACCAACCAAAACACTCTGTACTAACAATCAATCAGCTCTGCAACTCTCACAAAGTCTTTTAAGACCGAAGGCTTTCGGTAAGACTATGAAACAGTTGGTACATAGCTTGTTAGTTTCCTCCTCAACAATCCTTCTATCGAATGATTTATTGGGAGACCACTCGCCATCTCTAACTCCGTTGGGAACTAGAGGCATTTTATTGTCCTCATAAACAATCCCTTCTCTTGTTAGCTTGGTAAGTCTACGCATCTTTTGTTCTAAGTCCTTGTCGTTATCTCTACACTCTTGACAACGAGAACTTAGTACACTCGTTCTTTTAGAACAAGCTATACACTCATGAGTTGGCTCATCAGCACCTTCTACATCTCGCATGTATTCGCTTGTACTAGCAATCACAGGAAGTCCTGTGTCGATAAAAATATCTTTACCATTATCTTTATCTATACCTACAAATGCTTTCTTTGTTGTAGGATTAGTAGGCTTTTTATAACTCTTAGACATAATTGACACCACCTTTCATATTCAATATGCAATAAGAAATATATAACACGAAAAAAATTTCGCAACTTCAAGTTAGTCGCAGGCAAAAATTTCGCAAATGTTCTTGATTAAGTAAGACGACTTGACAGCCTCCATTTCACACACGCGTAAACAAGACATCGTTCCCTATTGACGCACATAGGGGAAAAAATTTTTGGTGATGTTTGTTGATTGTTATGCATATATATATAGAAATAGAATAATAGATATGGTTAGATTGTGGGGGGCAGACAGAATAGACTATGGTATTGTTGGCATTGATTAATCGGGCAAAATAAAAAAAGAGATGACTACCGAAGTAGCCACCTCTTAATTATTGTTAGTTAGTTTTTACTCCAACTATCTTGAATAGCTTGACACTCTGCACGAGTTGGTACACCAGCTATTTCTTTAGATATTTTATCTGTACCTAATATATCGAGAAGTGATTTAGGTAATGTTCCATTAGAATTTAATTTGAACTTACCTTTCTTTAGCACTTCTGGATTATCCACTACGATGGATTTGAACTGCATATAAGCTTTATAATCAGTTAAGCTATCTTTATGCAATGGCTTAGTATCGAATGGAGTTTTACCTAATTGCATTATATAGAATGAATTAGCTCCATTTGATTTAGTACTATTTACTCCAGTTAATTTAATACCGAAGTATTGAGTACCTTCTATACCACCTCTATCATAAGTTTTATCTTTACTTATCCATTGAGTAGTTTTCTTTGATTTAGGCATGACGCCTCCTTTATTATAACACTTGAACATTTATTCAAGTTCACAAATATGATAAATGAGCGTGCTTAAATGTTTAGTCAAGTGAGTATATATCTTATCTTTTGCGAAGCAAGTATGTGTTATATAGGAAATTTACTAGTTATTTAAGTATGCTACAAA